GGACCCCGCAAGGGGGCCCCCCGACGCTGTGTGATTCATACACCTAGAAATAGGTGATGATGGATCCAGACACTCGTTGCAGAAAGGATAGGTACATGATTCGTACCAGGGTAAGACCGCTCCCTGACTATTATTCTCAAGTCAGTAAGAACGGTTATTACCTTAAGAGGGAGGTCTACGGAGGGTTTTCGAAGCCTTCAGGTCCGCTAATACCGGACAAACTGAAGATCGATTTCGCTCCACGTCCTGCCTCCTATCCTGTCGGTCAGCAAGTTACGACCGACGAAACACATCCTCGTTGGAGGTCGAATAATAAACCTTCGGCCTCTGATGGCGATTACGGTGGTATATTCGATTCCCTATCGCAGTCTGTTACTATCAGTGATGGTAGTAACAAGCTTGCAAAAGGAATCTTGTATAAGGATGCTAGCGACCTGTGGCACCAAAATGATTACTTTGGTCCATGGTTAGCTATTAATCCAGCCACCGTAACCTCAGCGAGCTTGAATCGATCTTCTGATTCACAGCTCTATTCGCTGGGGACTACCGCTATTGCTAGGTGTAAACCGACCAATAGCGTCGCCAACGTCTCAGTCGCTCTCGGTGAACTCTGGTTTGATGGCCTCCCGAAATTATTCGGGATGGCTCAAGCCGAGTCAAGGACCCTAGCGGCAAAAGCCTCTAGTGAGTACCTAAATGCCGAGTTCGGCTGGAAGCCGCTCATATCCGATCTGAATTCGATAGCCTATGCGGCTGCGAATGCTCATCGGATTCTCTCTGAATACGAGAGACTAGCTGGGCGGCCTGTACGACGTCGTTATGTGTTTCCTGCAGTGACCTCGGTTACCACTCAGGACCTCGGTCCTAGCAACGGGTACTTACCGTACCTCGGACTAGGATCCGATCCGTCCTTGACTGATTTCTCGAGGGGCCCGACAAGGTTATACAAACAAACGGTCCATACCAAGGAAACTTGGTTTTCCGGTGCTTTCACGTATCATCTGCCTATCGGCTATTTAAGTCGAAACAGCTTGATGAGCGCGGCGGCACAAGCTCAGCATCTATTCGGTGTTGAGCTTACTCCGGAAACCGTTTGGAACCTTGCACCGTGGTCGTGGGCCGTCGACTGGTTTTCCAACCTGGGAGATGTTATTTCAAACCTCTCAGATTGGGCCACCGACGGTCTGGTGATGAAGTATGGATATATCATGGAAAGAATCATCCATGAGGAAATCTATACTTTGGTGGGTCCTGGGATATTTAACTTTCCCAGAGGCACATCAGCATCAACCGTTCATCTTAGAATTGAATCTAAGAGGCGGTTACCTGCCACACCGTTTGGGTTCGGACTGAGCTGGAATTCGTTCAGTCCTCGCCAATTGGCCATTACCGCTGCGCTCGGTATTACCCGAGTGTTTCGGTAGATGGATCCACAGTGTCCGGGCCAGGTGCTCGGATGCAAAATCCGAGCACTAGGAGTGATGTCTCATGGCATTTACTGATCCTCAGACCGTTACGATCTCTGGTACGACTACTCCTCTTCCCCGCGTTTCGATGCAGGGAGATGAGACAATCTACCAGAGTTCTGACGGCCTTATCCAGATGCTTGCTTCGCACGATAGTGGGAAGCGACTTCGGCATCTGTTGAGGCTCAACCATTCCAAGGTTGCACCCGACCCGTTTCGGCCGGCGGAGAACACGAAGGTTTCGATGTCAAACTACATCGTCTTCGACGTGCCCGTCGTCGGCTATACGTTGACGGAGCAACTTGCCGTGTACACGGGCTTTAAAACCCAGTTCACGGCAGCCACGGATGCGCTCATCGGCAAACTTCTCGCCGGTGAGTCGTAGATGGAATTCGGTTCCGCTTAGGAGTCACGCGAGAGTATCCCATTGGGATGCTCTCAACTCCTTGACGGATCCGAATAGTGCCGGCTTGGATGATAAGGTCGTATTGCATATTGAGGTCAGTCCTAGACTGATTCTCGTTGCGATACTTGTCCTTATCAATTCAGCCGACTCGATAATCGGAATCGTTTCCCGTTTCTAACGGGGAATGGTTCCTCTTATCGGCCATCGTGGTGGGCATGGAACGCTTCCTGGAGATATTCTGGAAGAAACCATGTTCGCAAGTGTCATGCAGACTAAGGAAATGTAACCTCATATGAGGAGGGCATTTGAAAAGCCTGATGTCACTCTGGATCGAGATGGCTGAGGAATCGGCCATCTTATGCCACACAAGCGCCACTTCTGACATTAATACTGTCAGAAGGCGAGTCGAACATGAGGGGTTATCGTTTCTTACGATAACCCTACCCGACCTTGGAAAGGCTACCCAAAAGTGGCTAGACCAAGGACAGGTGGGAATACACACATCCTTTGATAAAGGACGTGGAAGTCTCCCCGTATTTCTACGAGGTTTCTTCTCCCGTGTGTTCGACCGGAGAACGGGCGTGTTGCTCGACGATCCGGATATTGAAGCTATTCGAGCTATTAGACAACTTACGTTGTCTTTTGGTAAGATAGCTTTGCCTTGCACTCCCGAAAGGGAGCGTGAGGCGATACGCCGTTTTGTCGAGTGTGAGCAGGATGTCCGGGAGTCTGACGCTAAGCTCAGCGAGAAAGATTTCGCTGGCTTCAAACAAGTGTCAGACCTGCTTTATTCGGAATTGTTCACTCAAATGGACAGAGATGTCTATTATGAGCAGATCCTTCCGAAGCACGGTCCTGGTGCAGTTGCAGATCGTCTTACCAGCAATGGTAAGTACGAAATGCGTACTTGGACCGCTCGCCTAGAAGAGGTCTTTCCCTCCTATAGGTACCTTATACCAAATCATCATTTTGTTGATGAGTTGGAAAAGGTGGACATCCTCGAACCTGGTGC